TTGGTTCTACTTGTAATTTCAAAAAGAGATTAAGCTACCATAAATATGATTGTTTTAATAGGAATACAACACGTTATAATAAACCTATATACCAATACATAAGAACAAATAACCTTAATTTTGAAGATATTAAAACAGAAATTTTAGAACGTGTAGAAAATATATATAATAGTGATAAAGAGAACGAAAAAAACGCCAGAATAAGAGAACAATATTATATTGATAGAGAAAGAGAAATTAGAGGGGGTAATATAACAAATAGTTATAATGCTTATACTACAGAACAAGAAAAAAAAATTCAAAAGACAGAACTCAATACAGCATACTATCAGAAAAACAAAGAAAAAATAGCAGAATATCACGCGGAATGGTATCAGAAAAACAAGGAAAAAATAGTAGCACTCCAAGCAGAATACAGACTAAAAAACAAAGAAAGATATTCTCAAAAAATAAATTGCCCTTGCGGTTCTACTACAACAGTAGGAAACAAATCCAAACACGAAAAAACAATAAAACACCAAGAATATTTAAAAAGTTTAGAAAACTAAAATATAAATAATATTTTTATACTAACAATATAGTATAAAAATAAAAAAAAATAAAATTTAATATTTGCCTGAACCCCATCCTTTTTTCCTAAACATGATCTTTATATTCACACGACGTTTAGGAGCAAGTAATAATGGATTTAATTTGCCGTTAGCATCCGTCCAAAACATTTTCAATTTTATACTTTGAATAGGACGACTACCTGTTAAACTAAGCATACGATATTCAGCCGAAGGTATATAAACAACGTGATTGAATACCTCATAGCCGTTCTGACTATCCAAAACAAAATCACTAATAATAGGGTATTGAATTGTTGCAGTATTATCATTACCAGAACCTATACTCGATATATATTCTTCAACGATAGGTAAATCACTAGTTAGTACAATACTATTAGCAGAATTTAACGCAATCAAACTTTGCGTGTTCTGGATCATCATCCAATGGTTTATGCCAGATATTATTTTACTATTATCAGCTCCGTAAGGGTTTAATACCTGGTTGATTTTCAATCTAGTATAACTTTGAGATACTGCTGTGCTATCTACAAAAAATAAACTCGGTAAATTTTGAAATAAATCATATAGAGTTCCATTTAACCAAACTTGAACTGGGTTTGGTAAATTATCCTGAAACACAGATTTCTCTGCATAAAAAGCATATCGTGTTGTTAAAGGATCATATTCTATTCTTGGTGCTATATTAATCGTACCTGGAAACGCTGCATTAACATCGGCTGTTAATAAATTAAGAGCATTATTAAATATTGTTGAAATATGATTATAATCATAGTATAAATAATCATTAGGAACAGTTGAAAAAGGAACCCATACCAAAGGCCTAATAAATTCCACAGAATTATATACAAATTTAATATCAAGGATAGTAGTTGGTGCTATACCGCCTATAAAATAATTTTGAAGGTTAATAATAGGTAAATTAATACCGTATAAATCAAACCTTATAACACTCATCTCGTAATCATCACTGTTTGGAAGGATAACTTCACTATAAATTTTTTGTATATTAATCGGTTCATCAAATAAACCCGTATTGTATTGATTTAAATTAACATATATATGCGACTCGTCTCTTTTGATACTTGTCATTTATTATATATAGAAAAATTAAATTATTTCTGTTTTCTTCTAAACATCAATTTAAGATTATTATTTCGTTTAGGTGCTAATTCAATCCTATGAATATTACCTAAACTATCAGTCCAAAAACTATCGATTCGTATTTTATTTATACTATTAGTTCCAGTTAATTCGCATATTCTGTATTCATTGGTTGGAAGATACTCTACCTTTGTGAAAAAATCTCCATTCTCAGCGTCCAATATAAAACTATTCAATCGACTTGTTACAGTTGTATTTGTTGAATTACTTGTACTTGTGTTGTCATCGTACTCTTTAACTATCGGGAGGTCAGTATTAAATACAACGCTCTTTGCACTGTTTAAACATTCAAGAGTAGGAAATTCTTGAATCATAGCATATTGACCTCCTATAACATTATTTTGTCCGTAAGGATTTAGGACTTCTCTAAATGATAATCTTAAATTTTTATTCGCGGTAAAAAAATCAAAGAATAAATAAGGTAGTCTGCTAACTAAATTATATAATATACTACCGAGCCACATTTGAACTACACCTGTATTATCATTAAAGACACCTATTTCCCCAAATATAGAAAAACGTCCAGCTATAGCATCATATTGTAAAGTTGGAACAATACTAATCAATCCAGGGGTTACAGTATTAACATCGTTTGTTAATAATGAGAGTGTATCATTAAATATTTGTGCGAATGAACTATAGTCATATATATAGTATCTAAAATCATCTGTTAAATTGTTGAAATTTGCAGAGTTGAAAACGAGAGGCCTTTGATAATCAACTCCTAGATAGGTAAAAGTAATATAAAGGTCGGTATTTATTGAACTGCCTGTTTGAAGGTATGGTTTCATATCAATAATAGGGATTGTATTACAGTATAAAGTTGCTCTTACAAGAGATACAACATATTCACTTGCATTTTTAACAATAACCTCATCGAACGTTCTATTGATAGTAAAATATTGAAAATCATTTGTATTGTTATATATAGAAAGATTGACATAAAATTGACCGTCTTCTTCCTTTGTCTTATTATATCGTGTCGTTAATGACATTATTTATTATAAGGAAGATTAATAAAGTTTCCTTTAAAAACAGATAAAAAAAAATTATGTACAATATAATAAAATATGTCGTTGAATCAATTTACGCAACCAAATACATACATACCAGCAGTATATTTTTCTGATATGAAATGTGATAATGTTGATATAGGTAATTTCGATCTTCCTTGTAATTTCAGTAGTGACCGAACATCAACACCTGATAATCGTATAGCAATGCTGTCATCAGGAACAAATACGGTAGTTTCTCTTCAAACAAATCTTCCTGGTGCAGGGTGTTTTATTCAATTTTCTAACCCCAATGGGGATAATGATTTTCAATTAGGTGTATCAAATACAAACGAGAACTTTATGAGTTTAAAACAGGATTTACACGTGAGAGATGAAAATTTTCTCTCATCTATGGTCCTAAATAAAACTCCAGGTCAAGGTATATTGATAAATAATCCTTCTATACCAAATTATAATGCAACAAATTTAACCTGTTATGAAGAGAAGTTTTATCCACCAACCGCTTTAACAGGTTTTGTTGGTTCTCCTAATTTAGATGTTTCAGCTGTTCGTGTTGGAAGTGTTGTAACTCTTAATGTTAGTAATATTTCAGGTCAGACCGCTTTAGGAGGTATTATTCAATGTACTGTTTTAGAACCTCGTTTTTGTCCTCAATTATTAACAGAAGTAATGATAGCAACAGTTTCTAATGGTGCTCCAGAAGTTGGACGCTGTAGTATTTTACCAGGAGGGCAATTACAGTTTGAATATACACCTGGCACCCTTTTTCCAAATCAACCTCTTAGTGGTTGGGGTGCTTTCAGTGTTTCTTATAACGTATTGTAAATAAATTTTTTTTATTATAGTCTTATAATAAAAAAGAATGAGCTTAAATCAAATATCTAGTCCAAATATATACCTTCCCGAAGTTCATTTTTCTGATATGAAAATTGAAACTGGAACAGTTAATAATTTAGATTGTAATATCCTTCAATGTACTACTTTAGAAAGTTTAGGTAATTCTAATTTTAGTAATGGTACATTATCTGCACCATCAATTAGATGGTTGTTTAGCAATGATACAGGTTTTTATAGACCTTTTAGTAAAAGCATTGGTATGGTATGTGGAGGTAACGAAAAAATTCGTTTAGATAATACAGCGACAAATATGTTAATGCCAGTCAATATAGGTAATACTATTTCAGCTCCGACTGATTTTATTCGTCTTAGTAACTCATTAGGAGATACTCAAATAAAATGTATTGGTAATAGTTCAGCATACATTAGTTTTGAAAACCCTGTTAATGACGTTGATTTTCAGGTAGGTATTGATAATTCTCAAAATGCATATTTAAAGAGCAAAACAAATGTTAAAATTCAAGATGAAGCCGGAAATGATAGTATAGAATTAAGTAAAAATAAGACTGGTATCAAATTATACAACAACGTTGTTAGTTATACACCTTCCAATCTTGATTATTATGAGGAATTTAATAGTCCCGATCTAACAGTTTCAGGGGGTGTTTCTCCTCTTACTCTTTCAGGTGTGCGATTCGTTCGTTGTGGTAAATTAGTAACAATGTATATTCCCGAAATAGGGGTTACAGGAAATAATAGTGCCCTAAATATAGTTCAAATGGTTCCGGATAGGTTTCTACCAGCAGATAATTCAAACTTTTATGTTGTATCGTTTGATAGTATAGCAACCCCTGTTTTTCCCTATCAACAAAACGGACATTTAGATATTAATTCAACTACTGGTTTTGCTGTGTTTTATCGTACCCCAAATCATTTAACTTTTTCTGCGGGAGGAAATTGTGGTATTAGAACAGGTTTTGTTAGTTGGATTACAGTTTAAATTTTAATATTAAGGTGAAATCAGTATCATTTTTAACTGAGTCAAAGTTTTAATTTTTGAGTCAAAGTTTATTTTGATATAAAAATAAATAAATAAAGTTATATTGATTATCAGTATCTTTTTTTACTGAGTCAATGAGTCAAAGTTTTTAATAAAAAAAAAAGTTTTATAAAAAAATATCATTTAAACTGTAAAAGAGTATAAATTTCTCGGGATGGAATTTACAGGTTGATTTTTTTCATCCAAAAGTTTCTAAAATACTACAATCAACATACAGAAAACCATCCTTATTTTTTCTATCACTATAAATCCTACTCACAATACTGCTTGTAGGTAGTAAAGTATTATCTATAAAAATATATATTGATTCAGTTGATGATATACTTAACTTTTTTCTAAGAATATTTAAAAACTGTCCCAATGTATAATCTGCTTGTATTAATACACGTATTTCATTGCTACTCATTCTATATTTAGTTACAATATCGTGTGATAATGATACTATACAAGGCACATAATTACTATTTTTCAACATTAAAGTATCGTATAATGATTTTCTGGTATCGAAATCATACTTTGCTCTAAAATGATTTTTAATCATATTTATTAATAATAGACAAAAATTTATTTTCTATAATATAAATAAACACGATGAGTAAATTTTTTAGTATTGACAAGGGTGATAAAGCATATGCTGTTGTTAAAGGGGGTGAAAATCACGGGACAGTAGTATATTTAAACAATGTAGATGATGAAGATGGTATTGCTCACGGAGAAACAAACAACATAGAAATTGATGATGGAAAATTTGAGTTGCTACCAAGTAGAAAAACTAGAGATTGTATTGTTGTAGCGGGAAAATCTGGAAGTGGAAAAAGTTTTTGGAGTAGAATGTTTGCTAAGAACTATCTTAAAATGCATCCAAAAAATGAAGTGATACTTTTTAGTCCAGAAGAATTTGAAGATGAAGCATTTGCCGATTTGCCAGTTACAAAATATGTTATTGACGAGGACCTTTTAGAAAATCCAATCTCTATAGATGAACTTGAAAACTGCCTTGTTATTTTTGATGATACAGATCATTTATCAAATAACAAATTAACGAAAATGATGATTGAATTACAGGATCAAGTTTTACAAATCGGCAGACATAAAAATATCTCTACGATTATCACAGTTCATATGATTAATAACTATAGAAGAAGTAGAATATTGATAAACGAAGCACATTACATAGTTCTTTTTCTAAACGGACATCGAAGTCATCAAACAAAATATTTTTTAAGTAAACATCAGAGTCTAAGTAATCGAGCAATTAAAAAACTTTATGAGCTGAAAAGTAGATGGGTTTGTTTCTCTAATCATGCACCTCAACCTATATTATCAGAAAGAGAATGCTTTGTACCAGATATGAACGATTTCGATTAAAATCGTTGATTAATATTGTTATATATAAAAATGCCGGTTTATTTTTTAGGAAAGAGTAATAGGAGGAATAAAAAATGGTATGTTAGAGAATTAAACGGGAATAAAAGTATACATTTCGGGGATAGTAGATATGATGATTATACTATACACGGGGATGATAATAGAAAATATAGATATTTGGTTAGACATAAGAAGAAAGAAGATTGGTCTAATCCAGATAAACCAGGATTTTGGAGTAGATGGATGCTTTGGAATAGACGGAGCATAAAACAATCTATAAGAGACATTGAAAATAAATTTGGAATTAAAGTTAGAATAATAAAATAATCCCATATATAATAAATAATGGGATTTACAATAGTTAATTCAATAGACGTATCTGATGGTTGTGGTGTATATTTAGATAATACCTATGCTACAATAGCCGGGCAATTTAGGATGGAAAGAAGAAATGATCTTTATAATGGAGATATTAAATACTATTTATGTACCTCTTGTAGTATTTATAGGGACAAAAATGCTTATGATAATAGGAAGAATCCTATACTAGTAAATATCTATATTGATAAGTTAATAGATGCTGTTATTGGGGACTATTATAGAATAGCATATGATGCCTTAAAAGAACGTGTAAAAGAGATTTTTAATAATCAAAATTTAACCTTTATTGATAATTGAAAAGTAGTAATTTTAATATTTATATGGTAAAATATTAAAATATTAAAATTAGAAAAGATATTTTGTCTAACTTTCTAGCTCTCTAACTTCTACAATATTGCAAATATAATTTTCTAACATAACTCGGAAACCATCTTATATTACCTTCTTTATTCTTTCGTCGATTTCGCTCTAAACTTTTAGCAATATTAGTAAATGTAGTGTTCATCTTTCGTTCTCCTTTAGCATTTTTCTTAATAACAATTGTTTCACGTAATTCTTTTATCATTTTTAAGGTTCGTTGTTCTTCTGGATGGTCTATTAATATTTTCTGATTATCCTTTTCTTCTACCATCTTTCCAAAAGGTATGTTGCCTATAATTAAATTATGCTCTTTACGATATTTAATAACATCATTTACACGTTCCTGAATCATGCTTCTTTCCATCTGTGCTAAAGCACTAAAAAGATGTACGGTAAATTGATTTACAGCACCATCGTTTGATAGATTATTTTTTATCTCAAAAAATTTCTTGGACTTATTTGATAGTTCAGATAGTAAAGCGATAGTATCCCGAATACTTCTACTTAATCTATCAAGCTTAACTATAACAATCCCATCGGCTATATTATCATCTAATTCTCTTAAAACGTGAGATAAAAGGGGTCTTTCACGTGGTTCAACACTACCTGAAATACACTCTTTATATACATCTATTAATTCTAAATTTCTGGTTTTACAAAACTGTATTATAGTTTCTTTTTGTGCGTCAAGAGAAGAGCCTTGTTCTTCTTGCATTGATGTGCTAACACGACAATATCCAATAACTTTCATACTATTTTATATTATAACAACAATATAAAATATTGTTTTAGAAAAAATCCTCAGGGGGTCGTTGGTTCTCTAAAAATCGGTTATTTTTTTATTTTCTAACTAGATAACTATATGGTCCATCACCTACTAATTTAAAACTATTTTTATCTACTTCTACATCTATTGTTTTTCTTAAACCATAAACAGTCCAATAAAAACTACATTTAATATCTGCTGAAACATAAAACATATTATCGCTTACCTTTGAAGTCGTAACATTTGGATATTTATCATAAATCATTTTTGAAATAGGAGTTATTTGAACTGTAAAATCAGTGCCTATTTTTTCAACGTATTTTGGGAGATAAACTACAGTATAGAATTTATTACTCTCTTTATGATACATATCTGTATATCCTTCTCCTCTATAATAAATACCTGCTTCAGGTCCTTCTAAACAAGCATGAACAAGATATTTATCTATGTATTCTGGATGTTGAATTACAAATGTTTTTGTACTATTATATACAATTTCATTTGTTGACGTATTAAATGTAAGCGTATTATTTGTTATACTATTATCATTTCTAATAGGACTTATATATGTTGCATTTTGGGTTGCTGTATTTAATGCCGAATTTGAAGCATTTAAAACAATACTATTTGAATGCTGGTTTGCAAATCCTGCTTGGTATCCAATTGCTACTGCTTGTGTTCCTTGATTTACTTGTCCTGCAGAGTAGCCTATTGCAACGTTATAACGTCTTTGACCGTCTATCGCTGCGCTATATCCGATAGCAACACTTCCTGCTTCTTGATTTGTTTGACCTGCAAAACTACCAATTGCTATACTATCAATTAGTTGATTTCTTCCAGCACTACTTCCGATTGCTATACCTCTTTCGCCTTGAGAAAATTGTCCTGCTTGATGTCCTATTGCTATACCATTTGTTGATTGGCTATTTTGACCTGCTGTTTCTCCAATTGCTATTGCTCTATATCGTTGTTGTAAATTACCAGCAGAAAAACCTAAAGCAATCGTATTACTTCCTTGTGTATTACTTCCTGCATTTTGCCCGATTGATATACTAGAAACTCCTTGAGCTGTATTTCCTGCTCTAAAACCTATCGCTATACTATTCGCTCCTTGCTCTCTTCTTCCAGTTTCTGATCCTATAGAGATTGTATTTAATCCTTGAGTTGTTGTTCCAGCTAAGTTACCAATAGCAATACTATCTCCGAGCTGATTACTTTGGCCTGCGAATTTTCCTATTGCAACACAGTTGGCTTCTTGATTTGCACCGCAAATAGTGCCGATAGCAATACTATTAAAACCTCCTTTTGTTATTCCTGCTTGGTAACCTATACAAATACTATTAGCACTCTGAAAAACACGTCCTGAAGATTCCCCAATCGCAATGCAGTTGGAAGATTGACCTGTTAAACCAGCTTCTTTTCCTAGAGAAATCGAAGCAGTTCCTTGATTGTACCTCCCAGCGAAGTAACCAATTGCTATACTTTGAGTCCCCTGATTAATATTTCCTGAATTATTTCCTATATGAACTCTATCCGTCTCTGTTTGCCATGAATTTGTTGTGGTATTCCAAAAAACATAATCTGAATAGTTAGTACCAGAAATTGATAGAAAGCCAGAAGGCCCAGTAGGTCCTGTTGAACCTTGTAAGCCTTGTATCCCTTGTATCCCTTGTATGCCTTGTATCCCTTGTAAACCAGTAGGGCCAGTAGGTCCTGTTGAACCTTGCAAGCCTTGTAAGCCTTGTAAGCCTTGTATCCCTTGTATCCCTTGTAAACCAGTAGGGCCAGTAGGTCCTGTTGAACCTTGCAAGCCTTGTAAGCCTTGTAAGCCTTGTATCCCTTGGGGTCCAGTAGGTCCCGTTATCGAGTTAATACTACTTGCTGAAATAATTGTAGTATGAATATGACTATTATTATTGTTTCTAAAATAAAAAACGACTGAATGACCGTTAGTGTTTCCTGTTGGAATTACAGTATATAATTCAATCTCAATTTGACTCAACAAACTATCTAATGTGTAATTAGGAACGTATAAATCATTTGTGAAAATATCTTTAGTAGTGCTATTAATAAGGGTTAGATTATTACTACCGTCTGCTATTAATACTCGAGTTGTATCTACCTTTCTTTCGTATACTTTGATATAGTAATAGCATTTCACAGTTAAATTAGGCAGGAAATTAGTATAGAAATTTGTTTCCCAAATTCCTGATGTGATACTAGTTGAAATAAAATTTGGACTTGTGTCAATAAAAGTCCCTATTAGATGAGGTGCATTATCATTATTACCAACGAAATTATATGTGATAGTTGTTTGTGGCGCGATAGTTGGAACTTCATCAAGCGTTGAAGATACAGGTATTATCGAAGTATTAGCAGGGTTATCGAAAAACAATACTAAACCCCCTGCTGAGAATCCATTTAAAATGTTCGTTATAGGAACACCGTTAATAGTATCAGCAATATTTATTTTACTAAATTGAGCGTCATAAAAATTCACTGGTGGAATATATATATTTGGTTCTGAGAACTGATTAAGACTCATTTTTATAATAAGACAAGATATTATAAAATCAAAATTGCCATCTGTCTAACACATATTCAAGTATATTTTCACAATGTTTTTTCAAATATCACTTGTAAGCAAATATATGTAATAATCATACAATTTTGAAGGGAAACCAGACTTTAAAAATCCATTTTGATATTGTTCTAAAGTTAAATCCTTGTTTAATATTCTAAAACTACAATGCCTGCCACACGTTGAAATATTGTTATTCATCCTTTGTAATCTCATATTATTGAAAATCACGTTCTTAACTTTATGTCGTTTAAATATTGAAGTAATAGTTGGAAATTTATTTTCTGAATATTTTAAATTACTATCAAGCTTACTACCATAAGGGTCAAAAAATTCTATTGTATCCCTATCGTGTCTAATAATAGCACACCAATGGCCCGTATTCTGATTTTTTATATTATAGAGAATGATACAGCAACCATCTCTACTAAACAAGTCAGTTAATTTCATCTTATCATTTAAATTATCGTAACTAAAAATATTACATTGTATCCCATTTTTATTTAGCCATTTTTCAATATCGAAATTTGAGAGAGGTCTTGCAATCTCTCTTTTCGCATCCTCGTATTCCTTTTTCAAATCATTATTAATTACCATTTATTTTATATTAGAACAATATTTTTAATATTCTCACTAAGAATAAGATAGTATAAATAGGTTCAACTAATACTATATATAATAATACCTTGCCAATCGTTTTTAGATCAGGGGTTAAATTTTCAATATACATTTTTTATTTATACCAATATAATAAAATGCAAAGTTTTCTTTTCCCAAATATAGAAGTTAAACCTGTAGCCTTCTATGATATAACAACAGAACGTTTACATATCAATAACAAGGATAGAAATGTATATTTAAAGCATTTCGATGAAGGTATTTTAAAATCTAACGAATATCAGTTTCAAAAAAATATTTTAAATTTTGAAGATGACACTGTTATTAAATATCAAAGAATAAATAATCATTTATGTTTACATATAAAGTTGTCCCTCAGTAATATCGATATGCTTCCAATAAAAGAAATATATATACGATTACCAGCATACCTTTGTGCGAATGAAAAGTATATTAATCATAACCTTGAAATAACAGACAACATTTTAAAAATAAAATTAATTGATGATTTAAAGAGCGGAGAAAAAATTGAAACGCCTTTTTATAGTATAAATTATTGCGTTAATTAATTAAAAAAAATTTTCCAGATGAAAGCATATGGAAAATATACCAGTTCGAAAAGTTTTAAAAAAATGTCTCGTATCTTGTTTCATACCATCTGAAAAAATGACAACATTTACTCTGGAAGAGAATAAAGCTTTCCCAAGGAAAATAACTTGCTCCTATAATTAAATGTGCGGACCCTCTCTAATTATAGGCAGTTCAACTCTATTCTCTTATATATAATATATATTGTTTTAAATTTATTTTTTTTCTGATTATAATAAATGAGTTATTTCCAATACGTCCAAATCTGGAACCAAGAAAGAAAATTACCTTGGAGGGATGCTATAAAACAAGCAAGAAACGATTACTATACAGAAAAAAGGGATGCTTTAGAAGAAAAGAAACCTGAAGTTTTCAAACTTGAAAATCAAACTGAGATTGACAAGCGATTATTTAATAAATTAAAGAGAAAGGGTGTTGAACCTTATGATTTAAAGTTTATTAGTAACAAAAAATCTGGTAAAACATATCTCGTTGAAGCTGAAGAAGTAGATAAGGAAGGTTTGAAAAAATACGAGGATAGTTTTTTAGCAAATAAGGAAGCAAGAGCATTAATGAATTTACCAGTAGTAGAAAGATCGCCAAAAGCAAAAATAAAGAGAAGACCTGCTGGAATAAAACGAGTAGCCCAAATCAAAAAAGGACTAAAGAAAGGTATTTTGAAAGAAACAAATTCAAAGGGTATGAAAAAACTTGAGAAGATGGCTTTAAATCTGGCAACTATGAATAAGATAAAGGGCGTTAAGATTAAAAATGTTGAAAACAAAGGTAAATTAAACCTTGATAAAAATAAAAAGGTAAAATTTAAATTAAATAATAAAACAATACCTTTGAAAAAATTGTTTTCGAAAAAGCGTAAATCTTAATTTATAATACAATATCATCTATCAACATTATACCTTTGAAAACGTTTTTATTATAGTTCTCTCCTTTCTTTCCATCTTTACATTTTTCATGACCTTTTGTTTTCATTAATTTACAAAAACCTTTATCAGATAGTGCTTCTATACTATTATTTTTACAAAAGTGTTTATAACTTTCAAATAGAGTTCTACTTGAAATTGTTGCTTCTTTGTTTTCAATACAACAACTTTCGTTAATAAATAATTGCACACTATCCATTTCAGTAAATAGTTGTTCTGTTTCTTTTGTTATTGAAGAACAGGTTATATTTTCTTTTTGTAAATAATCTTTTCCGTTTTCTAAACACAATGAAAAAATTTCACTCATAAATCCAGTTGAATTTGTTTTAATTTCGTTATTGATACTACTGTTGTTCTCAAATGTATTTTTGAACTGTATATACTTGTATCTATCTTTAACAGCATTATCAACTTCATGAAATTGTAAAGGAAAGTTGGTAGCAATAATTATTTTTGCGTCGTTACGAAATTCAACAATTTTCTTCTCAAACAATCCTCTTGCTTCTATTATATCTCCTCCTGTAAGTTCTTTTATTCTACTTGCGTTTAGAAGATCAGTATGTTCTGTTTCAGAAATAAATACACATCGTTTGTTTTTTAAGGCAAGAAGAGAAGGGTTTGGACCGTCGTGTCTGTTTCCATGTTTTTGGTCCTTTACAACAAGAGATTTTGAACCTTTACAACTACAATCATTCGTAAGTAGTGTTGATATGATATTAATAAAGGTAGTTTTACCATTTCTACCAACTCCTGTTAATTGATAAAATGACCTATCAAATGTTAAACCTGATATACAATATAACAATAATCGTTGTAAATATAAACTGATTTCATTATCTCCAAACGCGAGATCATCAAAGAATTTAATCGCTCTTGTTTTATCTTTAACAATTTCAACATCACTTTCAAATGTAAAATAATGAGTTTGTAATCTATCAAAACATTCTCCTGTAGTTAAATCAACCACTTTATTTCCTTTTATAGGAAATAGATTTTGATTTGAATTTAAAATATCCCCAAAATCTTCTCTTAAACAAACTTTTGAAAGTGCTATTGAAAGTCTCTTTTTAAAATTAACACTTCTAAGATATATTCTATACTGTTGTAATTTTGCTATTAATAAATTATCGTTCTTTGTTTCACGTTGTTTCTCTTTCTTTATTCGATCTCTCAATCGTTGTTTCTCTTTCTTTACTCGGTCTCTCAATCGTTGTTTCTCTTTTTTTACTCGTTCTTTCTCTTTCTTTACTCGGTCCCTCAATCGTTGTTTCTCTTTGTACTGTTTTTCTATTAGTTGTTCTTGTGTATCTCTATCCTTAATTATTTTTTTCACAATCAAATCGTTTTCTTTCTTATTTTTTTCCTTACATTTGATATACTCTTTAACAGTTTTATCGTATTCTTTTTCTATAGTATTGATTTCGGTTTGTAATTTTGCTTCTAATTTTGTTTTTATTTTTTCATCATCATCAATAACGGTTATTTTATTTCTATATTTCGTTTGAATGTCATCTATATCGATATTCTTTTTTTCTTCCAACTGATGAATTTTAAAGTTGATTTCATCTTGTAATTTCTCAAAATTTTCTTCTTGTGATTTTTTAGCAGTATCAGCATCACAATATATTTCCTTTATCTCTTGTAATCGTGCTTCTTCATCATCTTCATCGTTTTCGTCATCTTCTTCTTCATCTTCTTCTTCTTCATCTTCTTCTTCATCTTCTTCTTCGTCATCTTCTTTATCGTCTTCTTTTATACAAGATTTATTATTCTTTTCTATATTGATTTCAATCTTCTTTTTTTCTATAGATTGTTTCCCTATCTCATCTACATCATCAATAACATAATCATATATCTTATAGTAATCTGCCGTACTCCAAATTTTCTTTTCCATATTATAAATCCATCCTTCTTTATCGTTTTTCATGTATATCATTCCATCAAAAAGATTTTTAACTAACTCGGCTATTGAAAGATCATCACAATTACAAAACAAGTTGTGTTTAAAATTATCTCTTCTATAGATAGTTATAAAACTGGTATATTTGAATGTATTCTTCGGGGATAGAGCATAATCAAAAGTTGAATTAAATCCTTCTGTGCTATAGTTATTTTTATCAGTTGATTTCGACCATTCATCTAACACAGTTCTTACTTCATCTATATCAATATCGTAATATTTAGCATAACTAACAACACTACATATAACAGCCTTCCAAGAACAAGTGTTTTCAACTCTACTTTTTGATAAAGAATACAACATTGTTTCTAAATATTCTATACTTTTATCAATATCAATTTCTTGTATATCTTGTTCTTCATTTTTTGTCGGTTCTATAATTTCTGGTACAATATCAAAACAGTAGTTGTTATTATCATCTGGAAACAACCAAAATAGTTTTATTAATGACTTGGTAGTAGTATCAAAATCTACCTTTTCTAATTTAGAATTGTAAAAACAATCTATTTTGTATTTATCAGTTTCATCACGTTTATTTGCTCCGTAAATCAACCAAGCATTATTTATAAAACCATTATCAGGTTTAAAATGTTCTTGATTGTATATTTTAGATATACGTGAATTTATCTCTTTAACAATACCTTTCATTTCTGAGTTTTTAAGAAATAGAAATGGATATTGAATATGAACTCCGTTTTTGTATAATTGTTTTTCAGGTAAGAAGTAGGATGATTTAACAAGAATTCCAGCTATTAAATTTTCATCCTTAATATCATCTACAAATTTATTAAGAACATTGTTAATTATATTTACTGTTGATAAAATTTGTTTTTCATTATAGAGTTTAATATCTAAAGGACAAGTTGTATTAACACTTAAATCTATATCAAAACGAAACTGTGTGTATTCTGAACTTTTTGGATAGAAAGCAAGATGAAAATCATCCTGTTGAGACATCCAAGAAAATATATGTAGAATATCGTCTATGTTTTCGTTTTCAACTCTGTATTTTTTACTATTGACAATTGATTGGATATTATAACGTAATCCAGCATCTACTTGAAAATCTAATAGTTTTTTTGTCATTTTTTAATTAATTATTAATTGTTTGTTATATGTTTTTAAATGGTTTTTAATTTATAATTAATTAAAAACTTAAAATATTATTTATTCTGTTCTTATTCTAACAGCAAGACCTTTCTCTGCCTGTTTTTTTCTATAATGATTTCTTGACAACTCCCTGTTTCTAAGTTTTCTAAGTTCATATTTGATAAGTTTCATTTTCTCTTCTTCTTGTATTTTAGAAGTTGCTTGTTCGAAAGTTAAACCTTTATCGGTTAGGAATTTTATTTTTGCTTGAATTTTAATATCAATTAAATCTGTCATTTTTATATATTTTTAATATCTTTTTAAATATGTATTAAAAACATATCAATAATAATTAAAAACATATTAAAAAATGTTTAAGTATTTAGATTTATATTATGAAGAACAAGATATCAATAGATATCATAACGTATTTGTTAGAAAGGCAGAAATGGGATTGCTAACGAAAAACATGGGAACTGAATTTATTGCTATGATTAATGATATGGGATTAGATTTAAAAAGGATGGAACAGATAGGGGATTGTTTTACATTTGAAGAAGATGGTATAGAATTTCATTGTATATGTAGTCACGTTATTAGAAATGGTTATATAATAGGGGACGATCACGGCAATAAAATTCTTGTTGGTAGTGATTGCGTTGAAAAAGTCAATCCTGAACTTTATAAAAAATTAAAATCAGAACACAGATGTATTGTTTGTAGAGATAAAATAATAGGAGATAGGAGAAAACAACCTTATCGTTCTGATTTTTGTTCTTACATTTGTAAAAATATAGGAGAACGGTGTAAAGATACAAAGAGTCGTTTTTGGAAGGATATTCATAAAAATATTGTGGACATGGTTAATAACAGATGTTGTTTAGATTGTAAAAAATATAATATACAAAAGACTGAACCTTTGTGGAAAATACGATGTTTAGAATGTTGGTATAAATGGAAAAAACCAAGTTCAAAATCAGGGGGAAAAAAGTTGGAATGAAAATAAAAAACTGGAATTTTAAAAATTTTTTTTGAAGGTCAATTATAGTATCCATTCCAGATATAAAACTTAGATTTTTTTTGAACCTGAATTACAGTATCATTCCAGTATTCCACGTTTTCCCCATCCCTATCTTTATATATATATAAAAATATTTTTTTTATAAAATATTTTTTTTTATAAAATATTTTTTTTATATATAATATTTTATATAATATATAAAAAATATAAATATTTATATTTTTTTTTTTTTTTATTTAT